ATTCAAAATGCCAAGCGCAGGCGAATACCTTGCTGCAATGCACATTGGCGGAGACACGTTCGCAAAAGTCAATCACGCATTTCAGTCGGCTAACCGCAAAAACCAAAGCGCGTTACAAGCAGCCGCAGGCGACGTACTCACAACGGACACTCCGGGCCTTCTCCCCGTTCCTGTACTCGGCACGCTGTTTCAAGACTTAAACTTTGTGCGACCAGTCGTGTCAGCGTTGGGCGCTCGCGCAATGCCAAACACACCAAGCAAAACATTTATTCGACCAACGATCACCACGCACACAAGCGCAGCAACACAAACCGAAGGCGCCGCCGCAAGTGCAACAACAATGGTGATCGCTAGCAACACCGTTACAAAAGCAACCGTTGCAGGTCAAGTGACTTTGTCGGTACAAGACATGGACTTTACCGATCCAGCCGCAATGAACCTGATTTTGAACGACCTTGCAGGCGAATACCTGATTGCAACTGACAACATCGCAGCAGACGCAATGGTCACAGGCAAAACAGCGTCAGGTTCGACATGGACAGTAACCGCAGGCGACCCAACTTCGTTGGTGAACTCGTTGTTTGACGCAGCGCGCGAAATCGCTGAGGACAGCAACTATTTCCCGACACACTTGTTTGTGTCACCTGACGTTTGGGAAAAACTTGGTTCACAGTTGGATTCGAGCAAGCGCCCATTGTTCCCAGCCGTAAACGGACAAAACTTTGTTCAGCAAAACGGTCTTGGCACAGCGTCAGGCGCATTGAACTACAACGCGATGAACCCACTTGGTTTGCAACTTGTAGTCGACAACAATTTTGCGACAGGCACAATGCTTGTTGTTTACGCACCGGGCTTTGAGGTTTACGAGCAACAGAAAGGCATTTTGTCGGTTGAAGTACCGTCGACACTTAGCCGCACGTTCTCGTACTACGGTTACTTTGCGACATTTGTTGCCAAGTCGTCGTTTATTCAGTCAATCGTTATCGCCTAGTCGAAAGGCGGCCTAACCGCCTATGGCAACTTATAACACGGCCAGCAAGCAACTGCTGGACAACTATGCCGTCGTATCTACGCTTGAGCCAACCACAATCACGGTTGGTGACAGCGTTACGGTCGGGTCATTGGGTGCACCGTTTAACGGTTCGTACACGGTGTTGGCATGTCCACAATATTTGTACACGGGCATAGACAGCACAACAGGCGAGTGGTTGTATGACGTAAACGTACAAGTACCTAATCAAGTTTTGTTCGCTTGCACAGGTAGCGACGTCGAATTTGTTGCGATTTATACTGGCACAGTTTCGTTTACGCCAACGTGTACGTGGATTACGGCCGCACAACTTGTCACATATTTAGGTGTGTCGATTACTAACCCGTCTGATGATTACACGCTGATCACGCAATCGGTGTCGGCTGGCAATCAGTTTTGTAGTCGAAGGCGCGCCGAGGCTGGCTACCACGACGACCTAGCGACAAGCCCGTCGGGTGACGTCACGCTTGGAACGCTCATGTATTGTGCGGCGTTGTGGCGTAGCCGAGGGTCGCTTGAGAACGTGTTTGCGTCGTTTGACAACATGGGGTCAGCACCGCAACAATCATTGACACCGATCGTTAAACAGTTGTTGGGGATTGACAGACCAGCGGTCGCGTAATGCCAGCACCATATACAGATTTATTGAACGAGGCGTTAGAGGATTTGTCGACTACGTTGAGCGCGGTCAGCGGTTTGCGTTGCGTGAACGACCCGACAAAAATTGTGCCTAACTGCGTGTTTATACAAGCGCCGTCGTTCACGACCATTGCTGGTAACGGCAACATAGTACGCATGGATTTCCCAATCAAGATTGTGGGTAGTGGGCCTGCAGGTCTGCCCGTGTTGCGTGAAATATTACAGATTGCGTCAACCGTGCTGAGTTCAAGCGTGATTGCCATGTCGGGTCGCCCGGGGTCGCTAGAGATTGGCGGTCAAGAGTACCCGTGTTATGACATGGCGTTGGGTATGCAGGCGCAAACGTCGTGAGCATACACACAGGCACGGTTGCGTTATGGTAAAACTATTACAGACACTTAAGGAGTATTAACAATGGCGACATCCACCTACCTCAGCAACCCAGTCGTGTTAGTGGGCGCGTCAAGTGCGTCAACGACAGACATCACCGATCAAGTATCGGCAGTCACCGTCAACTACGTTGTCGAAGCACTTGAGGACACCGCGTTCGGCTCGACTGCACGAACCAACACCGCAGGCCTGCAAAACAACAGCGTCACGCTGACCGTGTACGCGTCGTATGCGTCGTCAGAAAGTTACGCAATTTTGTCGGCGCTTGTTGGCACAAAGTGCTACATCAAAGTGACACCAGCAAGCGGCGCGAACACAGCCACTAACCCGGGATTTGAGATAACGAATGGTTATATATCCTCGTTACCTGTGATAAATGCCAACCTTGGTGAACTCAGCACCTATGACGTAGAGATCATGGGTGGGTCGTACACAGTCGACGTAACGTGATCTAACGTGCCGTAACTGGCCGAGAACAGGACAAGGTAATGAGATTACAACTAAAGGTAGATTTGCACGACGGCAGCGACGTGCGCGAACTAACAACAAACCTATTTGTTATTTGCGAATGGGAAAAAACTGAGGGTCGCAAAGTTAGCGACGGTAAAGGTATCGGCTACAGCGATCTAGTTTGCTGGGCATACCATTTGCTTAAACTTGCTGGCGAGAAACTGCCGCCAACATATCGCGATTGGGTAAAACAAAACCCAAACATGACCATTGAGGCAGTCGACGAGACAGACCCAAACCATACGGCGTAGGCAGTTACCGACGGCAACTAGCCGAACTGCTAGTCGCAACAGGGTACTGGCCTACGACAATCGAGTTTGACGCGCGCGACCTGATCACGGTGATTACGATATTAAACAAGCAACAAAAGAGGTGAGCCGTGCCAGCCAGTACAACTATTGAGGTCGTAGGTATCAAACAGACGATCAACGGGTTGCGCAAAATTGACCCACAGTTGCAAAAAGATTTTAAGGCTGACGCGACCGCTATTGCACAACCAGCAATTAACGCTGGAAAAGCCGTGTACACAGATTTGCCGTTATCGGGTATGCGATACAACTGGACGCAACGCGACCGCAAACTATTCCCGTTCAGCGTAAACAAAGCACGCAACGGTGTACGCATGAGATTTGACACTCGACGCAACGCCGTCGGTGTAATACTTATTGAACAGAAAGACCCGGCCGCAGCAATTTTTGAAACCGCTGGTCGCGCCAATTCAAACAAACTTGGCAACGCTTTAGGTTTTGTTAGTGCTGGTCGCACTCGACTGTTAGGCCCAGCCGTGTACAAAGCGCGTCGCGGTATTGAAGCCGAGATGACAAAGATGATTGCTAAAACTATGCGCGAAGTGCAAAGGGATATTTAGTCATGGCGCTATCTATACCTATTGTCTCTGAGTTTGACGGTAAAGGCATTGACAAAGCAATTAAAGAATTTAAGCAATTAGAAACCGTCGGCGAGAAAGCACAGTTTGCAATCAAAAAGGCGGCGGTGCCGGCAGCGGCTGCGTTAACGGCGGTTGCTGGCGCGTTGGGTTTGGCTGCTAAAGCGGCAGCAGAGGACGAACAGCAACAAGCGATATTGGCTAACACTATGCAAAACGTTGTTGGCGCTACTGACGCAACGGTTGCAGCAACTGAGGACATGATCGGCGCTATGTCGAGGGCGACTGGTACGGCTGATAGCGAGTTGCGACCAGCGTTTGCCGCGTTACTTGTTGGCACTAAAAACGTTGGTGAAGCAACTAGCGCATTGTCATTAGCGCAGGATATCTCAATTGCGACCGGCACAGATTTAGTTACGGTCAGCGACGCGCTTGCTAAAGCGTATGCAGGCAACATGAAAGGTTTGCAAGCGTTGTCGCCTGAAATGAAAGGTTTGATTAAAGAAGGCGCTGATCTTGACACCGTAATGATGGCGTTGGCTGACAATTTTGGTGGCGCGGCCGCAGCGTCGGCGCAAACCGCAGCAGGTCAATTCAAAATATTAAAAAATAGTTTAGGCGAGACACAAGAAGCAATAGGTGCAGCATTGTTGCCAGTTTTGCAAGCCGTGTTGCCGTATTTGCAACGATTTGCAGATTGGGCGCAAAAAAACCCTAAAGCATTTTTATATGTAGCAAGCACAATCGCCGCAATAACAACCGCAATCATCGCATTAAATTTTGTGTTGGCATTAAACCCGTTTGTCGCAATGGCCGCTGCAATCATTGCCGTATCGGCAGCAATGGTTTATTTAGAACAGAAAACTAACGCATTGTCAAACGCGTGGGGTCGGTTTGGCGCGGTCATTCGACTTGTACTTGGCCCTTTGTATGACGTGTTCGCATTGGCTGGCAAATTAGGTTTGATTGACAAAATAAATTTTCCTAATTTGCCTAGCACTACCTATCCTGCACCGTCGTCTAATTTGCCGCCAGCGTTACGTTTTGCACCGCAACCAGTTACAACGCCGGTTATGCCTACGTTGCCTGCACCGATCACAGGTGGTGGTGGCGGCGGTGGTGGCGGCGGTGGTGGCGGTAGTAATGGCGGTGGCGGTTTGACTAGGAACGAATTGGCGGCAATAAATGCAAGCACAGGCAGTTTTGCACCGTCATCGTTTGGTATTCAAGAACGTTTAGCGAACCGTGAAAGCGGCGTAACAATTAACGTGACTGGCGGTATATCGACCAGCGCCGAAATTGGGCAAAGCGTATTAAACAGTCTTATGGCCTATCAACGCACTAACGGGCCACTTGACTTGATGATCGCAGAGTAATGGCTGGCGTAGCGGTAGTTGCTAGCGGCAACTATGACCTAGAAATAGACACAGGATTTATACAAGACGCGTTCATTTTAGATGACGCAACCGCTGGTGTGCTTGATAATACGACCTACGTGCTCAACGGGACAACAAACTATGCGAGCGTACTTGACGGCATAAACCAAGTAAACGTACGTCGAGGCCGACGCGACGTAGGCGACCAATTTAGTGCAGGCACAATGACATTTACAATGCTTGACACAACAGGCATATTTAACCCGTTTGACACCGCGTCACCGTATTATGACCCGACAACAGCGCAACCGGGTTTAGCGCCAATGCGCCGTGTGCGTTTGTCTCGATACAGTTCAACAAACGTCAAAGAATATTTGTTCGTTGGCTACATCGTCAACTATGACTACAACTTTGCGTTAGGCGGTTTGGATACCGTAACCGTTTTTTGTGCCGACGATTTTTATTTGTTGGCACAAACATATTTAGACGAATACAACGTTGACGAAGAATTGTCTAGCGTTCGACTATCGGCAATACTTGATTTACCCGAAGTTAATTTCCCTGCAGGACAACGCGACATTACTACTGGCACACAAACATTGGGTGGCTCGTCAGCGTTCACGATTGCCAATGGTACAAACGTGTTGGGTTATTGCGCGCAAATAAACGAAGCCGAACAAGGCCGACTGTTTATCTCGCGTGAAGGCGATCTAACGTTTCAACCGCGCATAGGCAACACTCTTGACCCGTCAAGCGCCGATTTTCACGACGACGGCACACAAACACCATACAACGGAGTAGGCATAACATTTGAAGCCGATCAAGTAACAAACCGCGCAGTCGTACAACATTTAGACAGCAACAACCCACAAGTAGCCGAGGACACAGGCAGTCAAACAAAATATTTTATACAAACATATACAATCGTCAACAGCCTTTTACACGACGACACGGCCGCACTCGCATTAGCAACCTATTTGCTTGACCCTGAACCCGAAGCACGATACACGTCATTGAATACATCGTTTCCGATATTGTCCAACGCGCAACGCGACAACATAGCCACAATCGACATAGGCGACACAATCACCATAGAAAAAACGTTTACAAGCGGCGCAACCACAACCCAACTAGCACAAGAATTAAGCATTGAAGGCATTGAGCACTCGATCAACGTAAACAGCGGTCATAACGTCACATATTTTACCGCACCAACCACAGTCGTATATGAGTTGATACTTGACGATTTGTCGCGCGGTATCATCAACGCAGACAACGTATTAGGGTAAAGTGAGGGCACATGGCAACTAGACAAGATTTTACGGCAGGGCAGGTTTTGACGGCCGCCGAATTGGACGCGGTTGCGACCGCTATGGTGGCGATCAACGCACAGACAGGCACAACATATACAACTGTTTTGACTGATGACGGCAAACTGATTACAGCCGATAACGCGTCAGCGATCGCGCTAACTATCCCACCAAATTCGAGCGTTGCTTACGGTATCGGCACACAAATAAACATTATGCAACTTGGTGCAGGTCAGGTGACGATCACGGCTGGTGCTGGTGTAACTTTGCGTTCAAGTGGTAGCAAACTTAAAACTAAAGATCAGTATGCGGTTGCGACGTGTTGCAAGATCGCTAGCGATACTTGGGTTGTTGTCGGCAATTTGTCGGCGTAGTCATGCAAATTCTTGCAGGCGTTGGCGCAGGCCCACCATTAGTTGTTGATTATTTGGTTGTTGCTGGTGGCGGCGGTAGCAATTCGTATGCTGGTGGTGGTGGTGCTGGCGGTTTGCGCAGCACAGTAACGGCAACAGGTGGCGGTGGGAGTTTAGAGTCAGCCTTAACGCTTGTGACTGGCACAAATTACACGGTGATTGTTGGTGGTGGTGGGGCAGCAAATACAAATGGAAACGACAGTCAATTTGCAACAGTTACTTCAATCGGTGGTGGCAAAGGTGCAGTAAGTCCAAATGACGGGTCAAACGGTGGTTCAGGTGGTGGTGGTGCTTATACCGCTACTGGTAGTGGTACATCGTTATCGTCATTAGGTGGAACTGGCACTACAAATCAAGGTTTTGCAGGTGGTCGTGGTAATAACGGTGCATCAGGTACAAGTTGGTCATCAGGCGGTGGTGGTGGTGCTGGCGCGGTCGGCGGCGACGGAACTACATTGACTTCTGGTAATACAGGCGGCGTAGGTGGCGCAGGTATAGCAAATTCAATTACAGCTACTTCAGTTGATTATGCAGGTGGCGGTGCAGGTGTCGGTGCGTCTTTCGGTGCAAATGGCGGCGTTGGCGGTGGCGGTAATTCGGGCGGTGCGAATAACGGTTATGTTGGTCAAAATGGCACAGCAAATACTGGTGGCGGTGCTGGTGGTTCAGAACCGGCAAAAGCAGGCGGTTCAGGTGTAGTCATCTTGCGTTACGCAGATACTTTCACTATCACTATCGGTGCTGGTCTTACTGGTACAGAATCAAGTGCTTCGGGTGGTTATAAGCGTGCGACAATTACTGCTGGCACAGGAAATGTGAGTTGGGCATAATGGCACACTACGCATTTATTGACGCAAACAATGTCGTAACCGAAGTCATTGTCGGCATAGACGAAACAGAACTGATCGAAGGCACAGACCCTGAGGTTTGGTACGGCAATTTTCGTGGTCAACAATGCGTTCGCACCAGTTACAACAACCGCATACGCAAACAATACGCAGGCGTAGGTTTTACATACGATCACATTCGCGACGAATTTGTTTTACCGCAACCATACTTTTCGTGGACATTGGACGAAAACAACGATTGGCAACCACCAACACCAAAACCTGACGGCGATTATTATTGGGACGAGGACACGCAATCATGGCTACCATTCGAGCAGTCTTAGCATTATTGTGTTTAGTGTCGTGCACATCATCAAAAACTAATTATGAACTAAGCGAGGTATGCGAATATGTTACGGCGGACAGGTGCGAAATTAGAAAATGACCAACTACACGCTCGGCTAATAGTTACCGTCGGCATAATCATGGCCGTAACGTTCGCGATCATGGTTGTTGGTTTGTTGTACGGCATGCTGTTTGTGAACATGCCAGCCGAATTGTCACCACTTGACGGCAGCATTGTCGATCTGTTAAGCACGATCAGCGTGTTTTTGACGGGTGCGTTATCGGGTTTGGTGTCGGCCAACGGCATTAAGGGTCGCGACAAAAACCGCAACGGCATACCCGACGAACTAGAAACAGTCGAAGCATGACCAAACCGTACATTGTCACTAAACAGCCAGTCGTTACTAAAGCGTTAATGGGTACGTCTGAGTGGGCGCGACAAGCAACGGTGCGAAGCGAAGGCAGTTTGTGGAATAACGGCACATATGTGAACCGTGACGTGCGCGGCAAACCCGGCATTATCAGTAACCATGCGCGCGGTCTCGCAATGGATTTGTCATACCGTTGGGTATCTGAGAAACGGTTAGGTCAAAAGGACGGCCGCAAAAATTCGTTGGCGTTTATTGTCAAATTGTTGGATAACGCCGACGCGCTCGGTATTCAACTCGTGATCGACTATGCGTTGAAGCGGTCTTGGAAATGTGATCGTGGTACTTGGCAGGCAGGCAACTTTGAGCAGGGCGACTGGTATCACATTGAGATTGACCCGACGATCGCCAACGACGCCGCAATGGCAAAAGCGTGCTGGACAAGCGTTTTCGGGGTATCACCGCAACAAGCACCGCAATCTGTCTAGGCTGGGTGACCTACCGAGAAAGTAGGTCACTATGACACTCATCAGCAAACTAGCCATATCGCTATTCATTAGCGTCACGTCAATATTTGTGTTGGCTAAACCACCGACACCAAATACACAGCCAGCACCAGTAACCGTATGGCAGGGTTTAGAACAGCCAGCGCCACTACCACCGACAACGGTCGTAACGACGCCTATAACGCAACCTGACGCGTGTCAGACCGTGTTTGACATGGCACGCCACGTCGGCTGGCCCGAAACCGAACTGACCACAGTTGTCGCAATCGCCTACCGCGAGTCCCGTTGCCAACCTAACGCGTTCAACGCCAAAGACCCAAACGGTGGCAGCGCAGGCGTTATGCAGATCAACTACTTTTGGTGCAAACCGTCACGCTATTTTGCCAACGGATATTTGCAGGCATACGGTCTGATACGCACATGCGACGACCTATTCGATTTAGAGGACAATCTACGATCGGCGTTGAACATCTACCGATACTCAAACGGCTGGCGCGCATGGTCACTATGAAACATTTGATAATCGCGACGGTGCTAACCGCGTACACGTATGTGCTACTTTATTTCACCACACGACGAAAGGCTAAAGATGACCGAGAACATCGACCCGACAACTGACACACAGTTGAAAGCGCTCATGCAAGTCATGAACGAAATCACAGCAAAGCGAGTGCCGTTACTAGAACCGCACGAACTTGCGGCACGAAGCGCATTACGCGCATTGCAAATGGAAATTGACGACCGAAACGTGTTAGACGACGGCGAACTAATCGACACACTTAATCAGGCGCGCATAGAAATTAAATATTTGTGCAGCATCGTCACCGACCTGCTCGAGCGCGTCAAACAACGCGACATTGAAATCGGCATTAAACAACTTAAATTGAACGAGAACGAAGTCGAGATACAGCGTTTAGAAAACATGGTGTACCGTGCAAATTAAGTTGACCGATACAGATTTTGAGCGTTGTGTAGATTTTGCAAACCAACACATGCAAGAATGTGTCAAAATAAATGCACGACTTAAATACGATCAACCGTCAAATTTAACTTTTGAACACGCGTTGCAAGGCTATTTAGGTGAACAAGCGGTCGCGCATTACTTTAATTACAATTTTGCTTTTAAGTCTTACAACAAACTGCAACACGACATTTTAGGTTACGAGGTGCGTACGGTTTATTATTCAAAAGCAATACTTATTACACACCCTGAGGACAAATTAGGTAATTACATTTTGGTGTCAGTTGACAAAAACGAAATGGTTGCAACCCTAAAAGGTTGGTCGCCTTTGTACCGGTGTAATTTGTGGCAATCAAATTGGCAAACTAATTGGCGTTACCCGTGCTTCGGTATGCCTGAAGCACAGTTGTGGCCTATGGACACTTTGATCGCAACACCTGAATTACTTGAACATCAAAATAGGTTGGCAGCATGAGCGGTTTTAGCCTTGACAACTACGTTGACGTGCCTACGCGGTTGACGTTGGCGCTAAAAAAATATCCTGATTTACGCATACAGGAAACAGCACGCGAAGTTATAGAAATGCCTGACAAGTCGTGTTTTATACGTTGCACGGTCACGGTGTGGCGTGACGCTAACGACCCGATACCAGCCGTCGCGTCAGCGTGCGAGGTTTACCCCGGCCGCACACCGTTTACCAAAATGAGCGAAAACGAAGTTGGGTTTACCAGCGCGTTGGGTCGAGCGCTTGGCTATATGGGGTTGGGCATTAACAAAAGCATTGCTAGCCGTAACGAGGTAGAGGCCGCACAGTTACGGCAAGGTACACAGTTAGCGCCAGTTGTGCCGTTACATGAAGTAGAAGTGCCGTTCCCTGACGCACCTGTGCAAGAGTATGCGTCACCTAAACAATTAGGCATGATGAGAGCCTTAGCAAACGGGCAAGGGTTAAAAGGCGACGATCTAAAAACATTTATTAGCGCCACGTTAAACCGTGGGGTACATACGACTGGCGATCTAACTAAACGTGACGCGAGTCGAGTGATTGACGCGCTAAAACAGAGTGAACCAAAAAACTAAATAACGGGCATGACCTAAGCCAGTTGCATGGCGGTTGGTGACACACGGCAACGTGGGTAGATGACACGCGTGGTGACACGTGGTCAGGCAAATGCGTTAAAGGTAATGGGTGTGCTCAGAGGCAAAAGCACGGGGGGCATAGCGCACTAGGTTTAATCACACACAAACAAATTGACATACCAAAAACAAACCACAAACATAAAGTAGACAACATGATCAGTCACAACAAACCGAGAGCAAGCGAGCAACGCGAGCGCGCTAGCACAAGCGCAGCGCGTGAGAAAAACAGGGGGTGGGTATGAGCAACGAACACCACAACCCCACATACCTAAAAAACAGGGCGGTCATATTACGAGAACAACCCACATGCACCGTCTGCAACCGACAACCCAGCACACAAGTCGACCACATAATTCCCGTTGACGCTGGTGGTGGACACGAACTAGAAAACCTCAGAGGCATATGCTTCAAATGCAACAACACACTTGGACACAAGTACGTCACACAACGAAACGAAATGCGACAAACAATCAGAGCCGAAGCAATGCGACAAAACGGCATACGCGACACAGACACAAAAAAAACAAAAACACAAAACCAATTTTTTATACAAAAACAAAACATCAC